ATTACCAATCAATTCATGAGCCAATTTGGTACGGATGGAAGCGGGGGGGGGCGCACCGCTGGTTTGGCGGTCGCAAGCAGACCACTGTAGAACAAATCGGCGATGGCTCGCCATTCGTGAAGAGGGCGGACGGCAAGTGGGAGCTACACCTGGGCGCGGGCATTTTCGTAGTGGATGGCAAAGCCGAGATCGAAGAGCTGCTAACCTCAGTCATCACCGAAAACAAGCCAGCACGCAACGATGTACACCCAACCATGAAGCCGGTTGCCCTGATAGAGCGTCAGCTTCGCAACAGCGCCCGCAGTGGCGATATCGTACTGGATACCTTCGGGGGGAGCGGCAGTACGCTCATGGCCGCCGAGCGGATTGGCATGAAAGCGCGCCTTTCGGAACTATCGCCAGTTTATGTCGACGTCATTGTTCGCCGCTGGCAAGAATACACTGGCCAGCGCGCCTATCATGCAGCCACAGGCCAACCGTTCCCGGTTGCGGGGTGATCTGACCCATGACCACCGCCACACAATCCGAATTCGCCGCCATCCTCGGCAAAGACAAATCCTACGTCACCCGCCTCAAGCAGGCTGGGCGGCTGGTATTGGATGCAGCCGGGCTGGTGGATGTCGAAAAAAGCCAGGCCCTAATCGCGGCCACATCCGATCCCAGCCGAGCCGCGACAGTGGAAGCACGCCAGGCAGGCGCATCAACACCGCGCCAGCCTGCAACACCTGCAAACGATGCCATTGGCAACAGCTACCAGACCGCCAAGGCGGTGAACGAAAAGTACAAGGCACTCACGGCAAAACTTGAATACGAAAAGGCCTCCGGCAAGCTGGTAGATGCCGAAGAAGCCCGCCTGTTCGCCGCCGATCTCGCCGCCACCTTCCGTGGTGCGCTTGAGGTGCTGCCAGATCGTCTGGCGCCTGAGCTGGTGCCGCTGAGCGATACAGAAACAGTGCGCGCGGTGCTGGTGGAGAGTTTTGAGCAGGTGCTGACGGATCTGGCAGACAAGATTAAGAAATGGGGTGGCGCATGATTTTTATTTTAAGCAGCTCCCAAAATGCTGGATGCATTTTTCGTTCGCCATATTCCCACTGCGCCCAGGATCGCAGCGATGTATACAAAAGTTTTGCGCACTGTGCTTGTGTAAGCCCAGCGGCAGCGCGAACTGAAACTATTTCATCCGGATGTGGGTTGCGATCCGCATTCCCAGCGCGGCTGCGGTTGGGGTGGTTAGCCATATTATTCTGCTATCTCAATTTCTTCACGATCAAGACCAGCGTCGCTGATTGTAAATTCTTGTGTGCAGCCATTAACCGACTCGAACGATTTAATTTCAATCGAGGCGGGGTTTCCTTCGGAGAGTTGAAATTCAGCTTCAGCCGCCCAAGCATTCAGCATTTCATCTGTGAAATGGTCTCCGCCTTTTTTGTGGTTTTTTGCAAGGAAATTAAGGATTTCTTTTTTACCTTGGGCGTTTACAGAAAATTGTGTGCATGTGGTCATTTTAATCTCCTGCCCCTGTTCCCGACGCGCGGTTGTCGTTTGACAGTTCAAATTATATGCGCATTGCGCATAAATGCAAGCGTTTTTTAATAAATATATAACATATTGATTTTATTGAATAATTTTAAATTATAAAAAATGAACGCCCCCCTAACCCAATCCGCCCTAACCCTGATGTCTGCCGCCGCATCCCGCGCCGTGCGCCCACGCGGTCGCCTTTTGGTAAGCCAATGGGCCGACAATCACCGCGTACTATCCAGCAAGGGCAGCGGCGAGGTAGGCCGCTGGCGCACGTCGCGTAACCCGATGTTGCGCGAAATTATGGATTGCCTGTCGCTGCATTCGCCGGTGCGCGAAGTGTGGATTATGAAATCGTCGCAGGTGGGTGTGACGGAAATGTCCGTCAACTGGCTGGGATACACCATGGAGTATGCGCCCGGCCCGGTGATGGTGCTGATGCCCACGCTGGAAGCGCGCGACACCTGGAAGGTGCAAAAGCTCAACCCGCTGCTGACCGATACCCCGTGCATCCGCGACATGCTCGGAGGGCTGCGTTCGCGGGATGCGGCTTTCAGCAAAGAGTTGATCGACTTCCCTGGCGGCATTCTGTTTCTGGCCGGTGGTAATTCGCCCAATAGCTACGCGCAAAAGTCTGTACGCAACCTGATGATGGACGACCTTGACCGCTTCCCCACCAACGTGGGCGATGAGGGCGACCCAGTGGAGCTGGCGCGCAGCCGCGTGAAAGCCTTCATGCGGCACAAGCTGTTGTTTGCCAGCACGCCCACCATCAAGGGCGCATCGCTGATCGAGCGCGGCTATGATGAGGGCGACCAGCGCAAATACTTTGTGGCGTGCCCGCACTGCGGTGAGCGTCAGGTGTTGCGCTGGGAAATGGTCAAGGCGAACGTCACCCTCACCGCCGCGCACTACGTCTGCGAGAATGCCTGCATCATCGAAGAACACCACAAACCCGCCATGCTGGAAGGCGGCATCTGGATCGCCACCTTCCCCGAGCGCCGTGTGCGCAGCTATCACATCAGCGCGATCTATGCCCCCATCGGCCTCGGCCCTTCCTGGCTGGATATGGTCATCCACTTCAAGCGCATCCACAAGGACCCCGTCCAGCTCAAAACCTTCGTCAACCAAAACCTCGGCGAAGCGTGGGAAGACCAAACCGACAAACTCAAGTCGCACGAGCTGGCCAAGCGCGCGGGCGATTTTGGCATGGGCATCATCCCGCCCGGCGTGCTCGCCCTTACCGTAGGCATCGACACCCAGGACAAATGGCTGGCCGTCACCGTGCTGGGCTGGGGCGCGCCCACCCAAGACAACGCGCCTGCCCGCCTGTGGGTGCTGGATTGGCTGGAAATACAGGGCGACACCACCAGCGCCCAGGTGTGGAATGAGCTTGAAGCCTATCTGCACAAGCCGCTGTTCAACAGCTTCGGCCAGCCCATGCGTATCCGCGCCGCCGGCATCGACTCACGCGGCCATCGCTCCGAGCAGGTAAAAGATTTCGTCATGCGCCCCAGTCTGCGCATCCCCGTGTATTCCGTGCAGGGCGCGACAAACCGCATCGGTCGCGCTATCGCCCAGGGCGGCAGCTACCCTAACAAAACCCGCACCGGCAAGGTCATCAAATCCGGCTATTGCGTGTGGAACGTCGGCACCGAGCACTGCAAGGACTTCATCTTCGCCAACCTCGGCGCCGATGGCGAACGCCAGCAAAGCGAGCGCGTCTTCAGCTTTCCGCAGGGGCTGGACGATACCTATTTCGACGGCCTACTGTCCGAGGTCTACGACCCCGAAAAAAAGCGCTACATCCCCCGCCTGGGCGCAAAACACAAACGCAACGAGCCGCTGGATACGGCCGTGTATGCCTGGGCAATTGGCCACCACCGCGATGTAAATATTGGCAGGGGCAGGGCAGGGCGGCCAGATCCCAAATACTGGCAGCGGCTGGAAGTCATGCTGGAAAGCGGCACAGTGGTGGAAGTGCAAGCGCCTGTGCCTGCACCAGCACAGCCCGAGCCAGTAGCACGCTCGGTAGAAAACAACACGCACAGCTCACGCCACAACGACTTAATGAATCGAATCAGGGGGAGAAACAGATGAACGGACAGTGCGATATTATCAAGCGATTTATTGAAATCCTCGCCGAAGCACAGCCTGGCATTGGAGAAATTACTACCTGCCGCATCGAGCAGCGGCTGCGGCACGAATTCGCGGGCGAGCGGTTTTATATCCCCAAGCGGGTAGAAAGCCTCAATGTGATTATCGAAGAGCGGTTCACTGGCAACAATACCGACAAAATTGCCTGCGAGCTGCACATCTCCCGCCGCACCGTTTACCGCGCATTAAAAAAACGTCGTGTCGCTGCGCGATGAAATGCCGATCGTGGCCGAATTTATCGACGAATGCCGCAAGGCTTTTGGCACTGAGATGGTCAATACCCAGATCAAGCTCGGCATGCAGGGTGCAGAAACTTTCTATGCCAGCAAAACGGCTATGAAGTCGGCACAAAAATTACCGCGCCCAAGGTATTTATTACTGCTGATAGAATGAGAATATTAAGCAAGGAAGAGTATTTAGAAATAGCCCGACGGAAAAAAACTTGAAAAAAAGGAGCAGTATGAAATTATTTTTAGTAAGCACAGGGTGCTATTCGGACTACAGAATCTGCGGAATCTATACAACCGAAGAAAAGGCCATCGAAGCAAAGGTAATATT